AAGAGTTGGCTAAGTTGGCGGCCGCGTCACTCGCTGACGGCGGTGCCGAAGACGAACCATCGGAGTTTCTGGTCAGCCAGCTATGAAGAACCTGAAGCTCGGTCCGTGGATGGAGCTGCTCAAGATCAAGGACGACGAGACCTCCCAGGTCATCTCGCTCAAGCTCTCCGATCCTTTCGCGTGGGCGCAACGCGAACTCATCCGCGAGATCGAGCGTCAGCACAATCTCGACCAGCCAGTCAGAATCATCGCTCTTAAGGGTCGCCAGCTCGGGATCTCGACGGCGACCGAAGGTGTCTTGTTCAACTGGAACTTCCTCTATCCCGGCACGCGTTCGCTGGTGATCGCTCACGAGACCGATGCCAGTCACCACCTGTTCGGGATGATGAAGCTGATGTGGGAAGAGTGGCCGTTCAAAGATGCCTACACCGAAAAGCACAACACTCAGAAGTCTCTCGGATGGGTGGAGACTCGATCAGGTATCTCGGTTGCGACAGCTCGCAATGTTGGCTCGGGTCGTTCATTCACGTTCCACGCCGTACATTGTTCTGAGGTTGCGTTTTGGGAAGACCCAGAGACTCTTTTTACGGGACTCAACCAATCCATTCCCTACAGGCCAGGCACCGTGGTTGTCTACGAATCCACCGCGAACGGAGTGGGAGGATGGTTCCACGAGACCTGGCAAGACGCGGTAGCTGGCCGCGTCCCGATCAAAGCAATGTTCTTCCCCTGGTTCAAGCACCACGTCTACGCGTTCCCCGACACGACCCTCAAGTACAACGATATGAAGAAGGAAGAGCGCGACCTGATCGCGCAGTTCGATCTCACCGTTCCGCAGATGGCGTGGCGGCGATTCAAGATCGCGCAGGAGGGCGGCGACGTCAACAAGTTCCACCAGGAGTATCCCTGCACGCCGGAGGAAGCGTTCATCTCGACCGGCACCAACATCTTCCCAGCTAACGCGATTGAAGAGTCGTATGAGAAGCAGGTCGGTCAGCACGGCTACTTCTACGATGCCAACGGCAAGATCAAGTTCAAGCAGGACCCGCTCGGCCCGTGGACGCTCTTCAAGGAGCCCGGTGACCTGCCGTGGTGCCGGTACATGGTGGCCGGAGACCCGACGCGGACGGCTTACGGCGATGGCTCTTGCATCCAAGTCCTCAACCGTCGAACCTTCGAGCAGATGGCCGTCTATCACGGTCACATCGATCCGATCCCCTTCGGTCAAGAGATCGCCAACGCGGGCTTCTACTTCAACACCGCGTGCGTGAACGTCGAGATCAACGGTCCTGGTCTCGCGTCGCTCACCTACCTCACCCACGCGATCGAGTACCCCGACGTCTGGCGTTGGCGACGATTCGACTCCGCGCCCGGCAAGGTCACCCAAGCCTACGGATGGGAGATGTCCTACAAGCGCAAGCACATGGCGGCCGGGATGCTGACCTCCATGCTTTGCCAGAAGGGCATGATGATGATCCACGACTGGCTCACCTACGAAGAGCTGAAGGGTTACGTGACTCTCAACAACGGTGAGATGGGTCCGGCCGGATCCCAGGAGAACGATGACACGGTAACCTCGCTCATGATCGCAGTCGCATCGATCATCGAGAATGACCAGCTCACCTACGAAGAGCCGGAACCCGCGTACAACGACATCGGCAATCAGACGATGGTGGAGGCGTTCCGGTGATCTACGAGTATCGGTGCGCGCGAGGGCACGAAACACTGGTGGACTTTCGCGGTGACGAGTATCCATGCCAGTCCCCGTGGTGCGCGGAAGCTGCTCTCCGTCGCTTTTCGAGCAACGTCAAGTCTTCCTTCCCCGAGCACTACAACGCGGCGGTTGGCAAGCACGTCTCATCCGAGCAAGGGTTCAAGGACGATCTCAAGCGCGCGGCTGAAGTCCAGTCGATCGAGATGGGGTACACCGCCGACTACGAGTACATCCCGCGCGAGGATATGCATCCCTCGACCTTCGGAGTGACCGAGGAAGGGATCTACGAGCAGGAGAAGCGGCACCACGATCACGTCGCCGCGGGCGGGGAACCGATCACATGAACGACGAGACCAAGGAGAAGATTGCGACTCTTCTTCGTGAAGAGCGACCGGAGATCCCTGAAGACGCGTTTCTCTCTCACTGGTTCATCGTGACGGAGTGGTCATCGGGAGATTCTGATTTCATTGCTAACTACTCTGACGGGGTGACTTCGCTTTCTGGGAAGCTTGGTCTTCTACAGACCGGGATCCGAGCCCTCTTAGATGACTGATACTCATCTCTTCTACGCGGACATCAACCACCCGCACCATTGGTTCATCGACGGCACCACCGCTCTCCCTGAACTCGCCATCGTCCGATCAGCTCAAGCCGCCTTTGACCGGCACCACATCCCCCAGACCGTTCACCGGCACGCGCCTCTGCTACCGTGCGAACACTGTTTCGTGGTGAGGGAACGCACATGACGCTTACCCAAGTCGAGCCTGTCCCCACTTACGCCCCTCGCGAACTCGTCAACCAGCTCAACAATCTCTACTCGCTTGCCAAGCGATCCAAGCAACCGCTCCGCTCGGACTGGATGCGGAACTACCGGCTGGTCAACAACAAGACCTACAGCTCGGACCTCTCTTCCAACGGGATGCCGAACGTCTCGGACTCCGAGGTCTTCCCGATCCTCTCATCGCGGATCGCGTGGATGACCGATCAAAAGATCATGGCCGACGTCATGGCGGCCGCCCCCACCGGAGCCGCTTTCGGTGATCACATGGGTGTCCTGGCCCAGCATCTCGAGCAGGTCATCGACACGCTTTTCCAAGTGAATGGGTGGGACGGTGAGATCGTCAAAGCCCTTTGGGACTCCGCGCAGTTCGGCGCGGGGATCCTCAAGGCCGTCTGGGACAGCGGGCTCGACAACGGGCTTGGCAACGTCAGCATCATGCGCGTGGATCCGTGGTCGTTCTACATCGACCCCGACGCGACCTCGCTCAACGACGCGCAATATATGTTCGAGGTCCAGAAGATGTCTTACGCGGAGATCGAGCGTCGGTTCCCCGCGTCTTCCGAACAGATGATCACCGACGCGGTTCTCTTCGGTGACTCACCCGATCAAGACATGCGGCCGATGCTCGGCAACACACAGTCTTCGATTCCGATGGCGTGGCCCGCGGTGCTCCCCGGCTCCGGTGGCAATCAGGGTGGTGGCGCGTGGGGTCTCGAGGGTCAGGGCTCTGGCGTTCACACTGACAACGTGCTCAGTCAAGCGGTCGCGGTCTACACCTGTTGGATCCGCGAGAACTATCGAATCGAAAGAGAGACCACCGATGCATCGCTTCAAGATGAAGAACCGGTGGTTATGGACTCGTGGCGAGTGGTCGTCTATTCGGGAGGCACAGTCCTTCTTGACGAGCTTGCAGAGAATCTCTATCAGGAGTCACGCCACCCATACGTCCGTTTCTGCGATGAAGAACTCGGCGACTTCTGGACAACTCCCATCGCGAGCCACCTGGCCCCCTGTCAGATCGCCGTCAACCGACTTCTCAGCTCCCTACAGTCCTCCGCGGAACTCACTGGGAACCCCCTCTTCATGGACACATCGAACTCGGGGCTCGCTCGGAACCAGATAATGAATCGGCCAGGTCAACGGCTCACGATGAACTCGGCCGCGGCCAACAACCCTGGCGGCAAACCTGGCTGGCTCGAGCCGCCGAAGATGTCTTCCGACGTCATGCAGCTCGTCAATATGTGGATCGGTCGGATGGAGAACATTAGTGGTCTCTCAGGACCGTCCAAAGGCCAAGCGTCCACCGGTCATCAGCCTGCCCAGCAATCGGTCCAGGCCACTCAGGAAGCAGGCTTCGTCCGCATCCGGCTCGCACTCCGTAACCTCGAGCGCGCGCTCGGTCGACTCTTCCAGCTCTGCGCCAATCTGATCATCCAGAACTATGACGTCCCGCGCGTGGTTGCCATCGTCGGGGACGATGGAGTGGATACCGCTCTCCGGCTCGCTGC